GACCGAGTCCAGCACGACGCCGCCGGCGACATAGCCGCCGGTCGCGGCGATCTGGGTGAGATCCGCCAGCACGGCGTTCGCAGCCTGCGGCGCGATGTTAGTCAGCGCGAGCTTGAAAGTGTGTGCGGCGAAGTTATGCACGCCCTTGAGCACCTGCTCAACGAAGTCCGGGACTTTTTGGAATGCAGCCATCGGCAGCCTTTCAGGATTCAGCGAGCCGGCCAGCGATGAACGCCAGCAGCTCGTCGTCGGACTTGCCGACTATGTCTTCAGGGAAGAACGTCACCGAGCCGGCCGGGCCGCGAACGATGACGAGGATTGCGCCCGGGCCCGTTGCCTCGGCGCGCACGATGGCGAGCCAGGCGACGGTCTCGGGGCGCATGGGTTACTTCTCGGCGCCCAGCGATTCGGCGTAGGCGACCGCTTCGGGGTCGGCATCGACCACCCCGGCGAGCGCCTTCGCTTGGGCCGCGTCGATCTCGATCACGTCATTGCACTTGCCGTGCGCACTGTCCACGAGGATGCGCGCCTTCACTTTCTTGGCTTCTGCCATGTTCTTTCTCCTGTTAGGCAGCCGACCGCAGCCGGCCGCCGATTTCGATTAGGTCGCGCTGTTCTGGTACAGGCGCACTGCAGCGGTATCCAGCAGGTTGCCACCCGAGCGGGTCCAGCCGCAGAAGCCGACCTGGCCTTTCAGCGCGAAGGCCGAATCGTCGAAGCGACGCATGGTGGTCGAGTTCGAGACATCGCGAATGGTGTACTGCGACAGGTCGCCGAAAGCGATCGATTTGGCGTTTGCGGCCATGACCGGCACGTCGTCATTGATGGCGATCGGCTTGCCGAGCAGCAGGTCCGGGGCGCCTTCGACGACTGCGGGGATCCAGATCGGGCGCCCGACGGTATCGACCAGCTTCGACAGGGAGGCGACGCTCAGATCGTTCATCATCCACTTGGCATTGCCGCGGTAGGCGCGATTGACCGAGTGCTTCACGTCGACCAGGTCGCCGTAGGTGACCGTAGCGATCTGGCCGGTGGCACCAACCTTGCCGACGGTCGAGGCCGGAATCAGACCCAGCGGCTGACCGGTGCCGGTACCAATGGTCTGGTGCAGGTTCTGGATTCGGGCGATGCGGGTTGCCAGGCGGTTTACCACGAATGCCACGACGTCGATCGCGCTGTCCTGGATCAGCTCCAGCGGCAGTGCGATCTGCTTCGACGAATACTTGAACACCGGAAGGCCCAGAGTGTTAAAGGTGATATCGCCACTGCCAGCACTGCCATTTTCGGCCACGATTTCACCGATTTCGCTGGTGCCATCGCTGGTCGGGAAGTTCATCGCATGGCCGGTCTCGGTGGTCAGCACGGTAGCGACGTCGCGCATGCCGCCGAACGCCTTGAGGCGGTCGATCACCATGGTCGCGACTTCGGCCGGAACGGTGTAGCCGCCTTCTGCCGGGGTCGTGGTCGACATAGCGTTTCGGATTGCGGCGGCCTGCTCCGCGGTGACATTCGAGCCGTGGCGCATGTACAGGGCAACAGCAACCAGGGCGCTGATTTCGACATCGCCGCCCGCCGGCTGCGGCTTCGTGCGGGTCGCATCGTTGAAGAACTTCTCGGCTTCCAGCTCGCGCATGGTTTCGAGGTTCTTGATCTGCGCCTTGGCGCCGTTGATCTCGGTCGCGAAGTTGTCGAACTTGGTTTGGTCTTCGGTCGACCAGATCTGGTCGCCCTTGTCGGCGATCAACTGATTGGCTTGGGCGGCGAGGTTGGCAATCTTCTCGCGCAGTTGCTGGATGGTCATGTGGATCCTATAAAAGAAAAGGGAGCCGCGTGGGCTCCCTAAAACGAGGTAATGCGACCTCGGGCGGGTTGCGCGAGAAGCGCTATGCAGCCAAGGCGAGCGCCAGGCGGTTTGCGTTTGCTTGAGTCATGCACGGGCCTGCCGGTACCAGCGGGACTTCGGCTTCCGGTGGAGCGGCCACGACCGCAGGCGCGGTCGGCGGAGGTGCGGAGGCGGCGGGCGCAGCAATGTTTGCTGGGGCCCTCGAATAAGCAGCGAGATTCCAGACGTTGCCGACCTTCGCCTTGTCGGCCGGGGCCTGGGCAATGCGGTCGATGAAACCGTTTTCCATCGCCTCGGCGGCGGAAAACCAGGTTTCAGCATCCATCCACGCCACGATTTCGCTTTCGCCCTTACCAGTCTTGGCAACGTAGTCGGCGACGATCGAGCCTTCCACCTTCTGCAGGAGGTCGGCCGTCTCGCGCAGATCGCTCTTGTCGCCCCACGCGATGCAGCTAGCGTTGTGGATCATGAAGAAGGCGCCGTCCGACATCTCCACCTCGTTACAGGCCAAGGCGATGCCAGTCGCCGCGCTTGCGCACAGGCTGTCGATGTGGGCGACGGTCTTGCCCTGGAAGCGCGACAGCGCAGCCATGATCGCGCGGCCTTCGAATACGTCGCCACCCGGGCTGTTGATATAGACGTGCAGAACATCGGCGTCGCCAGCCTGGGTGACGGCGTCGATCACCTGGACCGCGCTGACGCCCCAGTAAGGGTCGATGACGTCGTAAATGTAGAGCGACGCCTCGGCCGCATTACGCACGATGTTCACAGGCCGCTTTTCGCGCCCGGCATTGTCACGGTACAGCTGCAGAATCTTTTTCATCGGTTTGCGGAGTTCCCAGGGTTGATTGGTCGCGCTGCGCGCGGTAGATCTCGTTGCCACCTTCGACCGGCGGCATGCGCTGACGTCGGCGCACTTCGTCGGCCGACATCCAGCCGTCTCCTGCGCCCGGGCCGCCGAGCGCCGAGCGGTAGAACTCGCCCAGGGCCTTGAGGTCAGTCTCGTACAACGCCTCGCGATGGAATTCGAGGAAGCGGCCGTTGTTGCGTGGGTAGATCTTGCGATTCAGCTCCTGCTCGATCTTGCGCAGCCAGGTTTGCAGCGTGTACTGCACGAAGGCGCGGCTGATCGACTCCAGGCCGGTGCCCCAGCTGGTCGAGCCTGTCGACTCGCCGATCATGAAGGCCGGCACACCGAAAGCGCGGGCAATGTCCATGACCTGAAACTTGCGCGCCTCGAGCAGCTGCGCATCTTCGGCCGAGAGGCTCAGCTCCTTGGCGGTAATGCCCTCGGTCAGGACCAGCGGCAGGCGATGGGCGTTGGCCAGTCCTGCGTATTTGTTTGCGAAAGCCGTTTGCAGTTGCCCGATCTGCCCGTCGCTCATCTTCGCCGCGGCTTGGAGCACGATCGACGGATGTGCGCCGTTCTCGAAGAACTTGCCGCTGTATTCGTCCATGGCCAGCGCGTTACCGATCGCCGTCCGGGCGCCAAACTGAATGCACGACATCGACCGCATCGTCGCGTCATCGAAGCCCAGCCCGGGGAAATGCAGAATGTCGGAGGGATCAAACCAGGTCGAAATGCCGTGCGCCGGCGAGTTCACGTAGTAGCGAACGCCCTCGCCTGGAGTGCGAATCGGTGAGACGCAACCCCACGGCAGTGGAAGGATCTCCCGCAGCGTGCCGTTGACCTTCCAGCGCAGGAGCGCGAACGCATCGCCGCGGAGCAGCTGCGCCATGCTGACGCCTTCCCACATCGACGCCGCGGTGTACTGCGGACTGGGCTGCTCGTTAAGCATGTACCACAGGTCGCTGCGCGGGAGTCGCGCCGGGATCTCGCCGCCGTCCAGCGAATACTCGTGAATCGGCATGCTAACGATTGCGCCAGCGATCTTGGCGACGCACGCGGCGACTGCTGACACGCGCATCGCCGACGTGGCCGATACGATCGCGCCCGTCGGCGCTACACCGAACGCTTCCATGACTTCCGGGCCGTACTGGGCTTGATTGGAAACCTGGGGCTCCTCGCGAGGCGCGGGCGCAGGCCGCCAGTGCGAGGTAGCCTCCAGCGCATCGAATAGTTCCATGATTTTCCTTACAGGACGACGAAGCCCTGGGTAATTTCGCCAGATGTGGCGACCGGGTTCAGCGCCATGAGCGACACGGCATTGAAGAGGGCCATTAGCGGATCGATCTTGCCGGTGCCGGACGCCTGCTTAGTGATCAAGGCGGCATTACCGCGCGGCTCGATCTTCGCGTTGCTTACGCACCAGGTCATGAGCGGCTGCCCGCCGTGCAGCAGCACGCCTTCGGCCAGCTTTCGTTCAGCCACGCTGATCGCGCCGATGAGCTTCCAGCCCTGCGAAACGCCGAAGCATTTGGTCTCGTCGATCCCAGCGTCGACCAAGGCCTGGAACATCACCTTGTGGGTCTTTTCAGGGTCAAGGCCGACCGATGCGAGCAGCCCCGACTCGCTGATTTCCTTGACCACTGCCGCCACCTGGGCAACATCGCCCGGTAGTTCTTCGATGATTACCAGGTCGCCCTGCTGCTCGAAGTCGCTGTACTTGCTCTCCTCGCTCTTCCGACGCTTAATTGCAATTGGGTGGGCCCAAGCACGCGTCCAAGCGAGCCATTTGTTTGTGCCGCGCTCGCGACCGACCACAGCCAGGCCCAGCAAGTCGTCCAGGCCGCCCCCGTCAATGCCTACGGTAACCACCTCAGATCGAGCAAGTAGTTCATGAAGCGTCAATCCAGGCGCCTTGGCCTGGCGCTCCCAGAACTCCGCGCCGGTCCATCGGTCGGCGCGCAGGCTCATGCCGATTTCGACGTTTCCGTGCTTCGAAAGGAAGCCGCGGAGTGAGGCTTCGCCCTCGATCTCGGCCTTCATAAATTCCCGCTCGAGAAACTCGCTGTCGACCGAGTACCCGTAGTTCGGGTTCACCATCGGCAGGTTTTCTAGCTTCAGGTGCTGCTTCGTCGCGACCAGCTCCGGCGGGTGCTCGTAGATGATGGGCACAAACTGCGGGTCATGAATCTTCCCGTCCCGGACGTCCCGGGCGTACTGCAGCTTTTCTTTGAAGACACCGGCGGGCGGCTCATCGCTTTGCGTCGTTACCCAAATTACGAAGCCTTCGGGCCGCGACGCCAGGCCACCAAGCGCCTCGCGAAACATGTCCTTGGCATTGGCCTGCTTGCCAAACAGCCAGAGCTCCTCGATCAGGGTGCCAACCGACTTCTTGCCGGCGACCGTAGCGCTATCCGTGGCCACGACCTTGAGCGTGGCATTCTTTTCCCGGTGCTTGAGCGTTTTTACATGCTCCTGCACGTGAATCAGGTCGAGGAGCTCGCTGTAGTCGTCCTCATCGGTGAAGTTCACCATATCCCGCGCAGGACCGAAGCTGTTGTCGGCCACCTCCTTCGTCGGGGCGAGGATGGTAAATTCCGCCGACTGGCGCCAGTTGCGAATCAAGCAGGTCAACATGATGGAGGCTGCCAGGCCGGACTTGAAGTTCTTCTTCGGCAGCATGACGAACCACTCTTTGATCAGCCGCCGGCCACTCTGGGCGTCGTAGGCACCAAAGACCGAGGCCGCCAAATCAAAGACCCACTGTCCGGAGGCGTCGCCAATTCGCGGGCTACCTGGTGCGTCGACGATGCGCAGATCGCGCATCACCTCCAAATTCGCTTCGGCCTCATCGGGGAAGATCGGCGGAGGGATAATCGATCGCCCCGTGCGAAGCCGCTCGGCCCAATCCGGGCACGCTGTCGTCCAGTCCGGCATCAGACCCTCTTACCGTTATTCGCTGCCAGCTTGGGCGGCTCGGCGGACCCATACTTGCCGGCGCCGGCCTTCCGCGCCGCGTCCTGCTTCTGATCTTTTTTCCCGCCTTCGCCCAACTTGGTATGCGTGAAAGGCATCAAGGCCTTGGCCGCGTCGATACGCAGTCTCGGGTCGAGCTCCTTGTCGTTCATTGCGGCCACGAGGAATGCCCTCGGGTCGGAATGCATTAGGGCCGCGTTGATGTCGAATGTCGGCTTCGGTGCCGGCGGCGGC